CTTCGTACTCTGGTATGTTAGATAAAATGTTCAACCTTGTGTCTCCTTGGATGGTCTTTCTGGTTATTTTCTTGTCAGTGTATTGTAATAATGCTTTTGCATGCATCTTGTAAAGTTGTGCCATTGTATCAAAGATATGTATACCTTTGTATGTTACTTCAAGGGCTTGTGCTTGATCAAGTAAGTAATTGTATCTCTGTGATAGATTCATTGTTTTAGTTTTTCGTGAGTATTGTGCAAGTGTGAATAGTTTGGCTGGATTTCGTGTTAGCGTAATGTGGCCAAGATTATCTTTGTACCATGAACGTAGTGAACAGAATTTAAAGCTGTCTGGGTGGCCAATCTCTAAAAATTTACAAATTTGCCCTAATCTATCACTCCTAGTGTCTGTGGGTTTTTCTTCTGTTGGTTTGTACTTTCCTAAAAATGTCAATTCATAAGCTTGTCTGATACATGAATCTGGTATATGGCTTCTGAATAATACTGAAAAGTCATCACCTTTTGAAAATAAGTAGTAATCTCTCTCAAGTTGGTAGCCAGATTTGTAACATGTATAGTGATTATAAAGTGCCATGCGCATTGTGTTAGCTAATGTTGTGTCACAATCTCCTGAAAAGACAGTTCCTAGTACATGGTAGGTCATTATTGTTCGGACCTTCTTACCCTCTAATACATTTACATCCATTATCTTGTAGTATAAATGTGATATCATTTTGAACATCCATAAGGGTACATGGTATACACTATGTTCAACTTGCTCATACAAGTAGTGGTCAACTTGTTTCAGTGATATGTCTTGTGTGTTATCAAAGGCAGATCCATCTCCTTCTACTACTTTGCCAAATCCCTTATCTATTAATTGGTTAATTTCATCTTCCATTTCTGTTAAATTTTTCCCTCCACAATAGCCTGGGAATTTGTTTGCCATTAATTCTTCTAGGTGCCATGTGATGGGTCCCATTACATATTTTATGAGGTCTGGAATTGAACATACCATCCTGGGTTTACCATCTAGTTCTTGAATTTCAACTTTACATATTGCTTGGTAGTGCATGGCAAATAAATCTAGTAGTTCCCTGGTTGTCATATCACTATTGTGTATTTGATTCAGTGCTTTTTGTATTCGTATCATATTATCTTGTTTTCGTTTTGGTAGATGATTAAACCAGTCTGCATAACTATATC